CTCATTACTTGTTTGAATACTGAATTCTCCTAATAGATCATTTATCTTCATTAAACTACCTTACCTGCCATTGGGTTTGTTCCACCTGTGGCCTTGTCAGCTTTTTGTTTGACTATCTGATCTAGTTCTTTTTTATTATATACGAATGCTTTTGGTTCACCTGGTTTTGTTTCCGGGTTGGCTAATGTAATCATATCGCCCTTAACATCGTCAATATCGAATTCAGTTTCTTTTCCCCCTTGAGTGGGTATTGCTATTTGTGATCCTTTTTTAAGGATAGCTTTTGAAACTTTACTTTGTGCTTGTTTGACAGCTTTCACTGCCGCCGCGCCTATGCCTTTTGCTTTACCGGCACCGACTTTACCTAATTGAGCTCCTGCTTTAACACCGGCCTTAGCCGCCGCAGATCCCATCTTTGCACCCACACGTCCTAGTGCGGCTCCAATAGCTGGAACGACTTCAACTACTTGTTGTTCTTCAACTGGTTTTGTAAAGTCCTTTGCTCTCATTTATTTCTTTCTTCTTCCTGTCTTAAATTTTTTTCGTCTTGTTGGAGCCTTTTTATAACGTTTTTGCGTCTGTGGCTTGTTAGCAGTTGTAAGTCTTTTGGTAAGTCCACTTGCCCGTTTTTGGCGTTGGGTCTTAACTTTCATTACACTACCTCTACGTGCCTTAGCTCTCTTTATATTTATAGCACTACCAACTTTCTTTACCGCGTTACAGGTTGACGGTTGTGCTACAATTCTGCCCTTACGTGATCCGCTTGTACATCTATACTTACGAACAAGTTTACCCTTGTTCTTACCCCAGATCTGAATAACTCCCTCTTTGATAGACTCAGTCATTATGTCTTTGATTAACATACTACCCTCTTCTATTCAATGCTTGTACTCTACGTGAAGCTGGATTTGTACGTTTGGTACGTCTAGCCTTCCTCATCATACGAGCACCTATTCTAGCTCTAGTGCGTTTCATAGTTATTCGTGCCTTCATATTAGGTGCCGCAAAGCATTGTGCCATCTGTTTAACAATACGGCCTTTGCGTCTACCTGCCGTGCAACGATACTTACGAACGACCTTCTTACCAGATCGAGCCCATATTTGCTTTTCGTCTAACGGTTCATATATCTCACGTAATAGCATACGTGTATTTATCTATGTGTTTGGGGAAGTGTTTTGGTTTGGATTATTGAGAGTTTAGTAATATTACTATTATAGTTGACAGTAGTCCAGCTACAATCGTACCTGCTGATCCTATCAACACTTTTGTCATTGACTTGTTGTTATTAGTAATGTCTGCGTGGATATGCTCAACTTTCGTTTCGATCTTGCTCAGACGAAGCTCTAAGTTATTATATCTCTGTTCGCATAAGTCTACGTGTGCTTCTAGACTTTCTTTTTCTAATTTAGTGGCTCTTGCCATCTTTATCTCTCCGTTCCTTAATTTATCGTGGAAGGGGCCTATAATTTAATCGCCTAGTACTTGATGTAATGTTTGCCTTATGTTAGTATTTATACAACCGAGTCTGGAGTATTATCTACTAATTTAAAGATCACGTTACGTGATTCTTCATCTTTTGTTCTAAAAGCATTGTTATTAATTGTAATGCTTTCAGTAAGTCCTGCTACCACAGGTACTAGATCAAAGTCGTCTTTAAGGAAGTCTACACTCAAAGCACCTTCTTGTTCAATGCTAAACTTAAAGTACCACACCTTTTGTTTACCCGTATAAGCTGTACCAAACTCGCTCTTGGTGATGTCTAGTCCTTCAACAACACTTGGTGCTTCGTCAAAGTATGGATTGGATCTCAACCCTATCACCTGCAGGAATGTATTCCAATTAGCCTGTTGATTGATAGCTGTCCTATCATCTGATCGAAACTTTGTTTGGTTAGTCTGAGTTATATCTATTAATGTAGCTACTTCAAAGTTCATACTCATACTTATAGTCGTAAAAAAAGGGCGGAACAAATAATGAACCGCCCTTTAAATTAGTTTTAGTAACTAACTACTTAACTTTGGATTACGCCGCTGTTAATGTAGAAGCCGCCGCAACAGTTGTTCCACTAAAGTCGATGTTGTTTGGTCCAACAGTTGTTCCTAGGTTTCTTAATACAAATTGTAAAGAAGCCGCGTCATGTTGTGATCCGTCAACTAAAAGTGTTGCTACGCCTGTGTTAGCATCTGCGAAAGATGAACCAATTGCGTTTGTAGCCATCATGATAGCCTCAACAGCTTCGTTAGCCGCATCGTCTTCTGCTCTGATATCTACTGCCGCGTTAGAGGCATTTTTTACTGTTACTAAATAAGCGCCAATGTTAGCACTTGATCTGTATGATCCAACAACGTAGTTGCCAAATCCATTTACTCTTGTTACTCCAGCCATTTTATTTCTCCTATGTTCTAATGACCATACACACGTTTCTCTTGTGTGGTATGTTACTAGTATTTATAAGTTTTTGGAAAAAACCGGAGTTATCGGCGTTGTTTGGCTCGTTTTTGTAAGGATCGTAACATTTGTACGTATCCTGGCCCTGCTTTTACGATATCATCTATCATTTCAATAGCAGGCATATATTGTTTTACGAACGTGCTTGGAACACTTTGACCATTCTTTGCAAGTTCTAAAAACTTTTTAGTACCTACTAAATTTCTTGCACCAACTAGATATCTGTATAAAGATAATTCCTTACCACTAGTTGAAAGGTCTGGTACACTAATGATTGGTTCGTTGTCCTTGACTGTTCCTGTTTCTAAATCTCTTTCAGCTACAAGTTCTTCTAGGAATCTAATTATATCACTGCTTCTTAGTTTAGCTCTAACGGCTAACACTAGTCTAGTAGCAATTTTCTTTCTGTCATATGTTGCTAGGTTTTGAAAGTTAGTAAGTTGTCTACGAATGGCTTTGTAATCAGCATTGGAGATACGTAATGCCGATTCAATACCCATAAACGTTTCACTAGTTCTTGATGACATCCCACTTGAAAGTGTAGTAAGATATCTATTGATTGCCATCATTGGTAATGTAATTCTTCTAGCAACCATTCTAGCACTATCAGGATCTTTAAGTTTAGCTAGAGCTTCATCATCTCCATTCACAAAGTAAATGAAGTTGTGTAAGTCAGTACCCTGCATCTGAAAGCGATTGTAATTAACTGCCTTCGTTGCTTTTGCATAAGCCCTTGAGGCTGATGTATACTTTGGATACTGTCTAAGAAGTTCAAGAACAAGTAAACTCAGATAGAGTCTTTCACAGCAGTCATTAAATGTTAACTTTGCTGTGTCACCCGAGTTGCGGGTCATTCTTGCTTCGTATAGCTCTTCTAGAAACTCAAGTTCCATTCTTGTTTTCCTTATACTTTTTTGCTTTCGTATGCACTTCTGGCTTGCATTTCAGGATTCACTAGTTCTTTAAATTTAAGAACCATCTCTTTAGGTCCTGGCTCACCAAGTAATGCACCTAGCATATCTTTCTTGCTGTTTACGTCTTTTGTAAACTCCATCTTCTGGCGTTGGTTATAGTTACCTGTTAGCATCTGCATGATTAAATCAGCCTGCCAACCTTTGATCTTAAACTTACCACCATCTGATGTTGTAACAGTATTAACAGGATTTGGATTACCCTGTGAATCTTTTACTTTGTGTACTTGGTTGATTAGTGATACGTGTTTATCACCAAATCCTTTTTCTAGATCACCACCATCTACGTCAGCTGGATCTATTTGTTTCTTTAAAGAATCAATAGCATCTTGATCGTCTGCATCTATTTCTTTAATAAAATCAGTTGCTTTCATTATTATCTCCTATCGTTGTACTGCTCTGTTCGCCGCACTAAAGCCAGCACGGTTAACAAATTTAATATCACCAGTTGGGTGAGCTAGTACATATCCTTCGCCCCCTGGTTTATCTCCTATTGATGCTTGTACATCAGCAGGTTGTTTTTCTAGTTGGTCGATAATGTTGTTCTTAACATTCATTATTCCACTAACTATGTTCCATAAAGCCGTAAAGGCTGTCATGTTCGTTTTAACATACTCAGTTATCTTTGCCTTTTTGTTATTGCTAACAGCACTACTCTGTAGCCATTGCATAAAGTCTTTGCCTAAGTTGTCTAATCCTGTATCTGTTTTTACGTTTACGTAATTATATAATATGTCTGCAAAGTTTGACAGTTGCATTTGTTTCAACTTACCTTTGTCAAGTAAAGTATCAATGCCTGCCGCATTCTTGTTAACGATAGCAGTAATCTTATTAACACCACTCATGTCTACTTCTGGTGCTTGTTGTACAGTGACTGGAGGTAACACTAATAAACTGTTACCTTGAAATATATCATAATCAGTTAATGGCTTTTCACTACCGTCGGGCTCAACAATTCTATGAATCACAACCCCTGCCTCGGACTGTGCAACACGTTTACCTATGTCACTGTCTGCGTTAACCTTATAGGAAACAAGTTGCGGTTTAAAAGTAAATGCTCCGTTATCTTGTTCTGGTGTGTTAAAATATAACATATCGCCTTTGAAGTAGCCTCTGTGGTCTTCTGGTATTGCTTTTTCAAATGCAGGGAATACCTTTTTCATATTGCCTGCAAACTTTCCAAACCCTTCTGGATCTCTTTGATACCCTGGACGGTTCTTAAGCATCTTCTCAATGTCATCTGCTGACTTGGCTTTACCGTCATAACCTTTTGCAACAAAGCCTGACTTGTCTGTAAACACAAACTGGCCTTTCTCATCTCTACCAAATATAACTGCTGGTGAGCCGTCCCATTTGATTGTAAGTGATTGTGTGTTACCTTTTGTTAATCCTATAATAGAATCAATAACACGTTTCGCACCTCTGCTACCTTCCCAAAAGATAATATCTTCTGCGTGGTCGATACGAGCACCTTCTCTTAATATGTTATTAAATTCATCAAATTTCATTACGGTAACTGTAGTCCTTCTTTTTCAAAGTAGTCTTTTGCATCTTTAACTAGATTCTCATAGTTAGGATCTGTTTTAATTTTCTTGTTGATAGTTTCAACACTTCTCATATCTTCAGCAGTTGCACCATCACCCATTAAAGTTTTAGCTACCTCGGTTGGATCTTTAGTTACAGGTTGGTTAGTAATTCTATCTACTAATCCGTTTGTTGGTGACCATTTGTAACCTTGTGCTTTTGCAATACTGGCTATCATGATCATTCTGTGTTGTCCTTTGAATTCACTGTCAGCCGCACCACGTAGGGCAAACTGCATAAACTTAGGATCACCAAACATTAAGTCTGTTTGTACAAATCCGTTCTTTGCATCTCCATTGATAGGAGTTTTAAAGTGTACACTGATACCTGTCTTTGCTATCCAGGCTCTGTCTTCATCATTGGGTGCGTTCTTATCTTTCCAGGCTTTTAGTTTTGCTACTAAACCGTTCTTGTCAACGTTCTCTTTGTCAACTGCAACGTCTAAGTCACCTGATGTATCTTTGATACCAGTTGAACCTAGCATAAAGTTTACATGATCAAGTCCTGTGATTTTTTCAAGCCATTTAAGTGTAGGCTCTACATCTGCTTTGTTTATTCTTTTGGTTGCTTCAGCACCATCTGGTGTCTTGAATACGTTACCACCTTCGTTAAGAATTTGCATTGTCGTCATCCTTTTGATGGGATTCTATAATTTTATCAACACCACGTTTAAATTTTCTAGGGTCACCACTTCTAATACTATTGATAAAGCGTCTTTCCAATTCCTGTGCAGTTTCTTGATCGTAGCTTTCTGCTATCCTATTCAGTAGGTTTATAGCACTTTCAATCAAGTTATTGCCTGTAGATTGGATCAAAGCATCGTTATTAGTTGTACGATGTATTTGATTCAGCTCTTCTAGTATAGATCGTGTACGTTTTCTCATAGTCAAATTCCCTTATACTGTATTTAGTGTTAGAACAACGTAAACTTTCCTTAAAGAACAGTATTGGAGCGGGTAGTCAGAATCGAACTGACAGCATCAGCTTGGAAGGCTGAGGTATTACCACTATACGATACCCGCATTGTTGTATATATACTACAATCTTATTCTGTGCTTGTCAAGTGAATTATTAACTACTACGATAAATATACTTGCAATGGAGGGCAAGTAATATGGGTTCATTTAATAATAAAATTATGGCAGAGTTCAATCCACCACGTAAGTGGAAACTGGGTAGAGATTTGTCGTACACAACCTCAGACCTAACAGTTGAAGAAATCAACGCATTAAAAGGTGTTGGTGTCAAAGTAAAACGCGATACTAACAAAACAGAAACAATAACAGTACCAACAGGGTTCGTAACAGATTTAGCATCAGTACCAAGAGCTATGTGGGCCTTTATTGCTCCTTTCGATGTGGCTAGAGCGGCAATCATACACGACTTACTGTATAAGTCAATTAGACAGTATCGTTGGAAGATGAAAGATAAGGAAGATAAAGCACTTATCAAAGCGGCCAAGGTAGCTTCAGACAAGGTCTTTCTTTTAGGAATGCGTGATGCATCACCTAAAGTACCAGGATGGAAGATATACTCATCTTGGAAAGCAGTAGATTTATTTGGTAACGGTTCAATAGTACCAAACGAAAATAATATATAAAAGTGTGTGCGGGTAATTCACCCGCCACATTATCTTACTACCAACTTAAGATATTATCCCTGTACTTAATATAGTGTACAGAATCAAAACAAGCAAATGCCTTGAACTCAGGTTGTGTGTTTATGGCAAACTCATATGCTTCGTCGCAAGTTTCCCACGCACCTATTTCCTTAGGGTTGTCATAGTTATACCCTAACCATATCACTACCATAAACTCAATCATTTGTCCACCACTATTTCGTTAACTGCGGGTGGTAGTCCAACTTCTTCCTTGTCGAACCAGGAAGTAATTTCTATTAAGATATTGTAAGCTAACCAGCTAAACAATACTAATTCTAAACTATACGTTTTCATCGGTGCTCCTTTCATGAAGAAAGGGCCAAGCTATTGCTCAACCCTTGGATTAAAATTATAATATACTATCTCTATATTATAATGTCAACCTATATTTCTGCACAGGCATAGCAGTTAATCTCTAAGCCAACTGATACCTCTACGATTTGTGGAGTGTTCCATTGCATCGTGCTTCTCCAAGTTAGAGTTATGTGCCGGTTGTCTCATGACCGCGGTCCACAGTACAAGAAATGTACTAATAATATATATCATTTAGAAGATGAACGTTGTATGAACAAGAAAGGTGCCCCGCGAAAGGCTTCCGAGGCACCCGATGACTTAGGCTAGTTTAGCCGCTATCTCTTTCTCTGCTTCTGTGGCAAAGTTATTATCCCAGTTGTCTAAATGTTTCTTCATGAAAGCATTAAACACTGGAGGTATTAGTGCGAGTGCAAACAACGTGAAGTATCCTACTCCTGTGTTTGGTGCACCTACTTCATCAAGTTCCCAGAAATGAGTTTCGCCTCTGTCATGATGATCAGCTTGACGACCTATCTCTATAAAGAACCATGAAGTGAATAGTGTTGAGTTATCCCAAGAATGTCTATAGTCTATAGGCTCGCTTTTTACACGTACCAAACCATAGTGTTCTAGATAGTTAAGTGCTTCTAACTCAAAGTTTGATATTACCCAAACAAGAGCCAGACACGCAACACCTAACCAACCACCTGCAAAGAAGAACAATGCAAGTGAAGGAACACTCATCATATAACCTCTTATCCATCTGTTACCAATAGATATGAAAGGCTTCTGTAAACGTTTCAATCTTTGCTTCTCCATCTCAAACAAGAACTTAGATTGACCTAAGTGTGATTTGACATAGTGTGAATAGATATCACGTCCTCTAGGTGCAGTTGCAGGATCATCTTCACTTGCTAATTCCAAGTGATGATTGTACACATGAGCATAACAGAAATGTGCTGAACCTGATAACGCCATCATCCAACGACTAATTACGAATGCAACGCCTTTGGTGTGCGATAGTTCATGCCCATAGATTATACCTATGCCTGCAAATATACCTGTTGATAATACAGCACCTAATAGTTCTGCACCTGCCATACCATTATATATTTGGTAAGCAAGAGCTAACTGAAGTGCTACAAAGACTGGCAACATCATATACATTACTGTATTCTGTAACCAGGGGATGCCTAAGGTCTCACCATTCTCATCAACTGCTCCACGAGTCTGTACGTTGATAAGGGTGTCAAGTATAATGCCTACTCCCAATAAGCCCACACCTGTCCAAGCCCATGCTCCACCTGCCAACACTCCTACGAGTGTTACAAGTATTAACAATGGTGCTATGAAGTACCTTATGTTTACGAAAAGTTTATTCATTGCGTTCTCCCGTCTTTCGACTGTAGTTTATCACAATGTATTACTATGTTAACACAATGACAAATAATGTCAAGTGCATATTATTATTTATATTACCAAAAGGATTTGTTAGTTCTTATAAGGTTATTAGCATATTATAATATGCTTATGGCTTTAGCCACTTCTTGCAAAGTTGATACCAATACTCGCCACCTTCACGTAGAAGTTCGTTATCAGTACGTAGCTTTTCCATGCGACGGATTATAACATCATGTTGGTATGATGTCATTACTTTGTTTTTGTCTTGATGCTTTTGTAAACGTTCTATAACATCGTCAATGATAGGGCAAGTTATGTCCGGCACCTTAGGTGACTTACGTTTTAACTTCTGCCATGCTTTTTTCTCTAGTGCCATATAAATTATTTAAATGTAATGACACTAGAGTTCTAAAGGTGTTTAAAAGATTACCAACCGTTTGGAACTATTATATAATGTATTGCTAAAACTATTCCTACTGATGCACCTAAGCCAATCATCATCTTAAAGAAGTCTTTTGCAATAAAAGGAAACACACCTTTGAACTTTGTTTTGTCTGTAAATGTAGCAATAGCAAGTTCACGTCCTGTTAACAATCCTACAAAGACCCAAGTAGTTGACATAGGTATATCGTTAATCTCTTTAAAGAATAAAAGTATTACAAAGTAAAACAAGTCTATAAGACAAGCACTTCTAACATATCTTGTATTATGTTTCTCTATGACTATCTGTTGTATCTTACCGCCACGTTCCCTAAACATATAACCTAGCCCTAGTACAAATATTAATGATACCATTATCATCATATCTATAGGAACTTGTCTAGGTAGGTAAACTGCTATGTTGGCCATGTCATGACTTAACCAAGTCCACCACAATACTCCTGTGGTAATCCATTGTCCTACTCGCCAATATGCTTTATGACTTTCTTTAACTGAAGCAGACTCGTCCATCACTTTAGTAATACCGTACCATATAGCATAAGCTGATACACCTGCTACTGCATAACCCATCATGCTTTTCATAAGCATCTTCTCTAATACAAATGTACTAGCGAAAGCACTTAATACTAAAAATGATGTACTTACTGGAACACCTAGTCTTGTTAATATTAATAGTAATCCTGGAGCGGCCGCATGATACCATTGTATTTCCTGCCACGGTATCCTGTTCAGTCGTCCATATGAAATATCCCCTCCATTAGTATACCAACCATACCATAGAGCCCATAGCAGGACAGCACTTGCGGCTCCCCACATGATCTTCCAGTCATATCGTTCATGGTTGGATGCAATCCACGTACCAAGGGTCTGTACGGAATCGTTTGCTATGACAGAGTAAGCCGCGAATAAAAAGCCTATTGCCATCCATAATGTTAATACTTCCACATATACTCCTGTCTGAAGTTCGTATTCAAATATTAATTTACACTCTTATTTACTTAAAGTCAAGAAAAATTTTGTTACAATTTGATTACAATCCTGTGTCAACAAAAATGCAACGACGGTATGCAAAAAAAGTACAGGAGATCTGCTCCATTAAGGCCCCGAGTTTTGTACTAATATTATAAATACGAATGTCGACGCAAAGACCTTTCTAAGTTTTTCCGATGACACACACATACACTGGGATTGACCAGGGAGTAGAGAGCACTCCTTAAATAGCAAATGACGATGTCCAAAGCGACATTGACGGTAGCAAAGACTACTGACGCCGAGAAAAGACTCGGGGTATTGCTTTCCTTAAGCATCCAAAACATAGGAGAAAACAATGACACACTTTTGGAGTGGTCTAGTGTCTTGGATGAATCATGGGTCTGGCTTTGAAAGCCGACGCCATGCTGAGTTTGAGAAATGGGCCAGAACTGAATATAAGGACGATTGGGAATTTGCCTTAGCACATATGATTGCTACTAACGGGCAGAAGCCGAATCCGAATTACGGAACATATAAACACACCCCAATAGATAGTGCGAAGGAGGTAGCTTAAATGCAAGTACTTCGTACAATTATTAAAAAACTCAAGTCGATGGTTTGGACTCAACAACGATGGGAAGAGGACTATTTGTCTCGCTCTGTCGATCATGTTGATCTCGAACGTCGCATTAAACAACTCGATCGCAGGCAGATCGAAGTTGGCCCGTTTGGTCACAGAATCAAACAGGTTAGATATTAGGAAAGGATCTGAACAATGCTTATTATTAAACGTTTACTAAATTGGTTTGAGGTTGCCGGTTATGCGAGAGCGGCCGCGGAACTATCAAGACAAGGTTACCACAATGAAGCAAAGGCTCTACTACTAGAGAAGTTAAAACTTCAAAATAGAAAAGAAAAGGCTTTAGTGAGATTAGAAAAACTTAAAAAGATCAAGTCAAGTTATGATCCTGCGAAACATTATCTAAGAGGACACTCGGTTGCGTTCTGGAAAGGTAAGGCGGCGTAATATGTGGCCTTATACTAACGAAGAAAACGATTGGGTTTCGGGTAAAAAGAAATAGATTTTTGTGTAAATCGAATATAGGGCGATAGAAATACCGCCCTATTTTTTTGAGTAAGTTACTCAGTTACTGGAGCTTCAGCAGGTGACCAAGAGATCATGTTTCCTGTGTAAGCCATGTAACCTAATACAACGACTGCTACTATAATAGCAATCCAAAGTTTTTTATTTTTAAACATTTTGTTACCCTCCTTAGATAAAAAAAGGAGCAGTACAAAAACTGCCCCTCAAATTGTTTATTAAAGATTAAAAGTTAACTGTAAAGCCTACTGAAGCTTCAGTATCAGTTGCGTCCCATTCTTTATCCATCTCTCTATTTACTGCAATCTTCAATGAGCTCTTTTCACTCAATGCAATTGAAGTACCTACAGATGCGTATGCGTCAGCACGTTCGAAATCAGTAAAGTCACCCTCTAATGATTTCCAATCGTATCCAAGTTCTACAAATGGTGTTAGGTTAGTACCCATTGATGTCTCAGCACCAACGAACGGAGATAATCTCATTTCGTCTTTGCTTAAAGTGTCACCTGTGGTATAGTGAATGTCACCGCCACCGTAAACATTAAACGATCCAAGTGTTGAAAGATCTCTTTCAGCACCTGCTGTCCAACGCCAATCGGTATTAGTACCATCGTCGATGTAAGCAACACCTACGTTAATAGGGTTACCGTTTGTATGAATGTCAATTACTTGAGCATCATCTGAAAAGTCATTCGTTGCTCCTGTTCCAATTGATAGTCCATACTTCTCTCCTTCAGCATTCATTGATACACCCATGTTGTCGTAGTTACCCGCGATAACTGGTGTAGTTAGAAATGCACAAGAGAGCATTACTAAGAATAGTTTCTTCATTCTTATATTTCTCCTTCGATTCTTTTTATTTAGATTGTCTTCTTTGTTGTGAGGATTTGTTTTAACATCTTCAACATATATTTATCTAAACAAACGTATAGGTTGTGGCAAAAAGAATAGACTCATCGCCACAACCAACTTGTTGTTATTTTTCTATATTATTATTTTTTTGTGTAAATCGAATATAGAACCCATACTGCAACCAAGCCAACTAAACCTTGAGCTGAAAAGCCTGCAATAATGTTTTGGACATTTCCTATTACGGAAATGTTTGGCCAGAACGGAATGTTCTGTCCTTTGAAAAGAACCTCAAGCACTATGCCCAATGCAATCAAACTCACACCAACTTCGGCTAGAGCTCCGGCCCATCCTTTTACTTTAGTTAAGATATCCATGTGGATCTCCTTTCTATAAGTTAAACGAAATCACACTCGTGTAATATCGTTGTAATATTTAAATAGCAAGTCTTACAAGTAAACTGATCATAAATGGTTGTAGGTACCTAATTTGGCGATCTAAATTCTTGATTTTTATAAATAAAAGTGCTATTATACTTAATAGCGTCATTACACACAACACACACAGAAGGAGTATACAATGACAAATCCAAAAGATAATGTATCACCAAAGATACAATTCAATAAAAACGGTTACGAAATTAGAACAGATGTATTGGAAATGGCCAAACAGTTCACAGAGTTTGAATTTTCAAACAAGTGGATGGGCTGGGAACAAACAGCTAAACGTGATAAAGAAACTGGTCAAGTGGTCATGGACGTTAAGATGCCAGATGTACCAGGAACAGATGAAGTTCTAAAGAATGCAGAAAGGTTCTACGATTTCGTTAACGGAACCCCAGATAAAGACAACAAGTAATATGACTAAACACCGAATAGATGCAAAGTCACCGCCAACATAGTAAAGACACGTTGGCAAACGACACAATGATAATGCAAACGTACTCATAGAGGCGTAAAACTATATACATAGGAGGCGGGAGGCCTGTTTCATTTACTTGGAGCAGGCCTTTAAATTTCTATAAGTATTACATCATGGGAACTCGAGGACTAGTTACACTTACTAAAAAAGATCAAGACAAGATCTTTGCCAAGCTAACTTCGGCTAGTAAGGAAACAATAGAACTACGAAGTGAAAAGACCAAACTAAACAATCCTGCAATTAACCTATCCAACAACGAGTTATTCGAAGATCATGTACGCAATATTGCATGGAAGCCTATGCAGAATCACGGGCTAAATGACTCTAGTATAGAACTATATGCAGAGGATCAGGATTGGCCAATGCAAGTCAAGGCATACCTTAACCTAGTTAAAGATGAAGATCTAAGTGCAAAACGCATAGTCGATATGGGCTGTGGTTGGGGTAGAGGTGTTCATGCCATAGCAAAGTATCGCAAGGCAAACATCACAGGCGTAGATAATAATCCACAATGTATTGAATATGCTAGGCAGAACTATCCACAACAGAGATTTCTACAAGACGATAAGCTCTGTGACTATGACGGTGATCATGTTTATGATTATATTATAAGTGTATGTTCAGCACACCTACTATTTGAAACGGGCTTCTTTGATAAGAAGTACAAAGGTACTATATTAATAAGCGACTTCTTTGATAGAACAAGTATCAACGAGTTCAAAGATGCAGTACTAAAGAATTATAGAATAGAAGAAGAAACAGACCTAACACAACAAACAGTTTCAGCTATGGAGTACGATCTAGCTACCTTAGACGCAAGGTTTAAGGATATGGTTCCACAGGAATCAATAAACATATTCAGAGACATACAACAGAGTAGGCTACACCTATTTAGAATGGGTGCTAACAAACAGTATAAATATAAGTTATATGCTAAGATGGATTAAAAACTTTATAGAGAACTGTAATAAAGTGCAAAAGGAACTGCACGAAGCAGGCATACAGATTCACTATCATCATAACGGTGTATATGTCCACCAGAACCAAATAAATACAAAAGATGATAGACTTAGAACCATTCAAGAAAAAGATAAAAGAACTAAAGGATAACGGCAACTACCGTGTGTTCAACGATATACTTCGTGAACGCGGTGATTTTCCTAAGGCCATATGGTACGGGAAGTACGCAATAAAAAACATTGTAAATTGGTGTAGTAACGATTATCTTGGAATGGGTCAACATAAGGTAGTACTCGATGCCATGCACACCGCCCTAGATCAAACAGGTGCCGGTTCGGGTGGAACTAGAAACATTGCCGGAACAAGTCATTATCATGTTGCCTTGGAAAATGAGTTGGCGAAACTGCATAGCAAACAGTCAGCTTTATTATTCACATCAGCCTATGTAGCAAATGAATGGACTCTGATTGCTTTGAAACGCATCATTCCCGACATTGTGTTCTTAAGTGATAGCAAGAATCACGCATCTTTAATTCAAGGTATTAGACACAGTGGTGCTGAGAAACATATTTTCAAGCACAATGATCTTGAGCATTTAGAAAAACTACTGCGAGACGTCAAAGGAACACCTTGCATTGTCTTTGAGTCTGTGTATAGCATGGATGGATACGTCAGTAAGATTCCAGAAATTGTTGCATTGGCTAAGAAGTATAATGCCATTACGTACTTAGATGAGGTTCACGCCGTTGGCCTGTATGGTGAAACAGGTGCAGGATATTCTGCAAAGCTAAGATCACAGGACCAAATCGATATTCTTAATGGTACACTAGGTAAAGCCTTTGGTGTTACGGGCGGATATATTGCAGGGAAGCACGATGTAATCGACGCTATCCGTTCTATAGCATCAGGCTTTATCTTTACTACTTCAATGAGTCCTGTACTATGTGCAGGTGCATTGGCAAGTGTAAAATATTTAAAAGACCACAACGACCTAAGAGTCAAGCACCAAGAACGTGCAAAAAGATTAAAGACACTTCTAAGGAATAGAGACATACCTGTCATGGAGAATGAAACACATATAGTTCCTGTCATGATAGGAGATCCAAAGAAGACCAAAAGAATTAGTGACGAACTAATAAACGAATATGGAATATATTGTCAAGCAATAAATCACCCAACGGTTGAGGAAGGCACAGAACGCCTACGTTTTGCTCCGACTCCATTCCATACTAATGCAATGATGCATGACTTATGTGATGCTCTGCAAAAAGTATTATAATAACAAGAAAGAAGATGATGGATAAAATAAAGAAGTATATGTACATGGGCATAGGTTTCCTGTGTGTGGGTATTGCTTATATAGGATTTGTAACTCCTGGCATACCATTTAGTATATTCTTAGTCATTGCCGCTTGGGCGTTTGCCAAGAGTTCTCCACGTATGGAGGCTTGGTTATACAA